AGGCTCAGAGTTCTCATCTTTCCTGAAGGTAATGAGGGATATTCCAAGCTTTGCTCAGATTTTGGACGATCCTGACAGTGTGCCAGTGCCATCCCAGATCAACACGATCTATGCGGTTTGCGCTCAGCTTGCAGCAAAGTGCGAGAGATCCAACATCGGCAATGCTATCAAGTGGCTTGCCAAATATGACGATGAGCTGATAGCGGTTCTGTTTGCCCTTGCGATAGGCCGTGATCCTGATTTCAAAGAAACCCAGGAGTACATACAGTTCAAAATTGATAACCAACTAGGAGAATAAGAAGTGACAATACAAGAGAGCGCATTGCTCATTAAAATCAAGTGTACGAAGTGGCAGCATTCCAAGAACGACAAGGAAGCTGCAACTGCACTCGCTATCCAGCACAATGTTTTCGACAAGGATGGTAACCCAGATCACAAGGCTTTTTCTGTGCATCAGAACATGGCTGACGTGCCGGTAATCAAGGCCCTCGACAAAACGATAGGTCGGGTCGGAAACAACGTGGTTAGAAAGATGCTTCTACCTTGGACTGAGGGGGAGCATTTAGTGACCGCTGACATTCTCGACAAAGTCGAGCGGAAAATTGAAGAGTATCAGGATCACCTAATTGATCTTGAGCGTGAGCTTAAACAAGAATGGCCAACCAAGCTTAAGGAGCTAGAGAGTAGGCTGGGCGATAAGTTCGATCCAGACTTCTACCCCAGTGTGGATGACATTGCTGACGCATACTCGATCACATACAAGCTCAAGAATATAGACGACTCAAATGATATTCGAGTAAAGCTTCCCAATTCTAAAATCAAAAAGATCAAGGAAGATGCCGAAGAAGAGATCACTCGAAAGGTCAAAGTCGCTCAAGACAAAGTCCGAGATAGGGTTGTGGGCGTGTTGGAGACAATGATCGAGGGTCTGGAGCGTCACGGCGTGATCGAAGAGGGGGCGACTAAACCTTCTAAGTTTGCCAACTCCACGATAGCGAATGTTAAAGAGCTGGCCGACATACTGCCCGATCTGAATATATTCGGTGACGATCAGCTCGATATTGCCGCCAACAAGATCCTTAGCAAACTCAGAAACGCGAACCCTGATGAGCTAAGAGAATCTGAAGACAAACGCAAAGAGACAATCAAGGATGCTAAAAACATCGTCGATTCTCTCTCTGGCTTCTACGATTAAGGGGGCGATATGAACAATGCATTTATAGCTGAACGTACAATAGCTAAGGCCAAGAAAAGGATGGTTCGAGA